TGGAACCTGCGCTGGTCACTTTTCTCATACAGCTTGGCAATACGACTCAGGCCTGCAATGCCCGGGGTGCTGATGTACTGCCGCTTGTAGGTCGTGGGAAACGATGACGTACGTCCGTCAAGCATCTTGATCGGATCGTCGCCCGTTGACAGCTGCTGCGGTGCCTCGTCGATCTCATCGACCTGCAGGTACTTCACCGTGGTCGACTTCAGGCGCTGCGGACTGCCCATGTGCTCGACGTAGAGCTGCCCACCGGCGAAGTCCTTGAAGGTCCGCTGATTGGCGCTGTCTCGGCTGGCGGTGCTGGTCAGCGCCTTCTTTACCTTGGGGCACACCTCGATCATCGGGTTGAGCTTTTGCGCGATCCATTTGTTCATGGACGCCTCGCCTGGCAGCGCGTACATCATCGGTGCCGGCGCGTAGTCCATCCAGTACGCCATCGCGTTGGTTGCCAGCTGGCTCTTGCCGAACTGGATCGGAAACATGCAGACCTGGGAGTGCACCGGGCTACGAGCGGACATGTTGTCCATCGGCTCACGCAGCGGCGGGTTGCGATCGGTGACCCAGCGCCCCGGCTTGCTGCTGCCCTTGCTCGACAGGCGCATGTGCTCATCGCACCACTGGGAGACCGTCATCGGTCGCCGTGGCTGCAGAGCGCGCGCAAGGACTGAAGAAAGGGCCATGGATGGCTCAGCGTTCACTTGCCTGCCTCCGCTGCTTTCGCACTGAGCGTACGGAAGCCTTGGCTCAGCTCCTCGAGGGCATGGCTTACCTCATCCCATACCAGCTGGCGGCAGCGCGCCTCATCGCTGGTGGCGGCCAACTGTGGTGCCAGCGTGTCGGCCAGACGCTCCATCGCAGCGCGGAAGGTCGTGGCGTGCTCTGCCAGGTAGGACTCGACCTCGGCACGTGGCAAAAGCGCGCCCTCCTCGCGCAGCAGCCCGATGTAGGCCATTCGTGCATCCGTCTCTGCCTTGTCGGCCAGCGCCTTCGCCTTGCGCTTCGAGTCCGGTGTCGTCGCCACGGCAGGCGCCTGGCCTTCACCCAGCTCACCGTCATCGTCGTCGCCATCCTCCAAGCCTGCATCCTCCTGGACGACAGCCCCCGCACCCCGCTTCTGGGCATGGTGCGCGACTACGCCGTCATAGGCAGGGTCCTTCGTCTGCTCATACAGCGCCAGGGACGCGGCCTTGAGATAGCCCTTCCCGTCAGCAGCAGGCACCACGCGCCCATTCTTCTTCAGCTCAACGATGTAAGAAGGCCGCGTGCCGATCAGCAGCGCCAGTTCCTTACCGTTCACCACCGCGTCCTCAGTCATTGTCCGAACCTCCACTTCCATTTTTTTCAAGATTGAGGATTGAGCTGAAATGCGCGCGCGCGACCGTGTGCGGGCTGTGCAGGGATGTGTGCGCTGGGCGGAAAGCGCGGGCGCCCTGCCCTGCATGGGCTGTGCGGCATGTGCGGGATGTGCGGGATGCCATATACACGCGAGACTGCTTTGCGACACTGATAGATGCGCCTGCGTAGCGCGCCCGCACGTGTGGGCAGAAATGCCCGCACATCCCGCACATGCCTAGTGCCGCAACGCGTTTCGCCCGCACACCTAACCGCACATGGTCCCGCACGTCCCGCACATTGATAGCCACAACTGTCATCAGCGGGCCTTGTAGTCGCCGTGCATGCTGCGGAAGCGCATGACCTGCAGGCCAAGCCAGGAAGATTCGTTACCGCTGAAGTCCGGCGGCGGCGCGCTGTTGCCAAGCAAAAGGAAGGCATGCGGACCATGCGTCGTCCCCTCGATCGTGTAGCGCTTCCGAGCACGGTCGGGGTGGACGATCTCTCGCTTGCGCACCAGGGCGTTGATGAACTTGGGCGCAGGGGCTGGCCGGGGCAGGCCTTCGCGGGAGCACCAGAGCTTGTAGATCTCGTACCAGTCCTTCGACAGGGCTGGGATCGGCTTGACGCCGGGAATGTCGTCACCGTAGAGCTCGTCCAGGAAGCGCTGTGGGCTGTCCTGACCCAGGCCGATCAGTTCGCGCTTGGCGTCCGTCATCGGCGGATTGGTTCCGTTGGTGAAGCCAGACAGGTCTACCTGCAGCAGGTAGTCATGGAGGGCCGCTGTGCCACCGCCGCGGATCTCCGCCAGCACTTCCTTGTAGAAGTCCTCTGTGAGTTTCTCCGGCGTCCATATCACTGCGTGACGCCGATCATCCTCTTCCAGCACTACGGGCATGGCTTCGTTGGACAGGAACACCAGATTGGCGTGGTTGTCTTCTTCGTACGCCTGAATGTTCTTCGGATTGATGCGGATCCGGTCGCCGGTGATCAGCGCCTTCAGCTTGTTCTTGAGGTGGTAGACCTCAGTTCGGGCAACCACCTCATCGGCCAGCAGGAACAGCTTGCGGCTTGCCCAGTCGTTGAACTTGTCTTCCAGCGCTGCCTGGTCAAGCACGCGACCGTAGTCGCCGAAGAGCTTCATGTACTCGTCGAAGAACATGTTCTTGCCAGTGCCCTGCGGACCATGGATGACGATGGTCGATTTCATCTTCGCGCCAGGGTGCTGCAGCGGATAGGCCAGCCACTTGAGAATCCAGTCGTACAGCTCGCGCTGGTTGGCCTCCATGCCACACATGTGCCAGAGCAGATGCAGCAATTTGCTGCATTCGCCCTTGCGCGGGACGGTCGGCCAGCCGGCGAACAGGTTGCAGCTGATCCCTTCCTTGGTGCCCGAGGGATCAAAGTCCACCTCGCGCACACGCACGATCTGCCGCTGAGGATGTTCCATCCATGCTTTGTGCAGCTCACGACGAGCACAGGCATCACGCATGTCACCCAGGGCGACCAGCGTGTGCTCCTGCCTGTCGAATACCGTGCCGCCCTGCCCGTACACAAGGGCGAAGCGTCGTAGCAGCTCGTCGATGGTGAAGATAGGCTCAAGCTTGTCCGGCCCCTTGCCCCCGGTGGTGGTGCTGGAAGGCGCGTGATTTTCTACAGGTGCCCGCCACGACAGCTCCGTGAGGCGGGCTTCGACCTGCGCGCGGACGACGTGCAAGCCTTCGCGGTCGTGCAGGTCGTTGAAGTCGCTGATCTTGTGGCCCGATGCCAGGAAGCGCTGGCGGCGGTCGGCCTCATCGTTGAACGCCGGCAGCATCAAGGCGCCACCCACGTCCAGCGCCGCCGCCTCGGCACCCAACAGGCCTGCATTCGAGCGATCGTGCGGCTGCATGCAGTGCGGGCAAAGCTGAGGATGCTCGGCGAGCACCAGGCGGGTTTTGCAGTGCTTGCACTTCTGCAGCACGTCGTCATCGCCGCAGACCAGCACCTTGACGCTGCGATATCGGTTCGAAAGCACCGCGGCCACCGGCATCAGGTTGCCGGCGTCGAATGCCACCGCTACTGGATAGCCTGTTGCCATGTGCAGAGAGGCGGCGGTGGCATAGCCCTCGGCGATCAGCAGTACCCACTGGGGTGTGCCACCGATGAGGTGGAAGTGTCCCTTCTTCGCCATGCCTGCCGGCCAGAACTCCTTGGCCGGCTTGCGCGTGTCTTCCGCTTGCCTCCGGCTGCGCAGGATCTGCAGGCCGTGGATCGAACCGTTGGCGTCGAGCACCGGGCACACGGCCACGCCCGTATTACCGTAGCGCAGGCCGAAGCCCTGCACTTTCTTGTCCCCCAGGTATGCGGACTCTCCTTCGGCCGATGCCTTGCCCCAAGCCGCCGTGGCACGCGCAGCGGCACGCCTGGCCTGCGTCGCGCGTGCGGCTTCTGACCGCTTGCGATCCTCGACCAGGCGTCGCTTGAGGGCATCGCGCTGTTCGTCGGAGAACGCGGTGTCCCGCTTCCGCAGTTCGACCTTCTGCACACCATTGTCGTTGCCCGACCAGGCGCCATAGCTGCCCACGATCAGGACATCGCCACCGGAGGTGTTGAGTTCGTGGAGGACGTACCAGCCGCTTCGCTCGCGCGAGCCCTTGACCCGGCACCGGACCATGCGGCCGGTGGCGTCCAGTTCGGTGACCAGCAGGCCGGCCTCGGTCAACTGACCAAGGACATCATCGTAATTGGCCGACATTCAGTAACTTCCAGCGCTGCTATCTACCGGGCAAATGGACTTTCGAGTACCCGCAAATGCCAAAGTCGGGGAGGACCCTAACTCGGCATTGAGAATCGCTCGCATTGACGAAGCTGAACGAATGAATGCCGCCGCCAAAAGGTCCTGCCGCCTGCCCCGGGGGGAAGGGGCGAGGTCAAGGGTGTGCTGCATCATCTGGGTTCCCCAAGGGCAGGCAAGGCTGCCGGTTGTCTGTCTGTATCTGTTGGCGGCGCAAGCGATCACGCTCGGCCAGTGCTTCTTCCCCGGTCAACGCCGGCACTGCATCAGTCAGTGCCAGCGCGGCGGCCTCCATCGCGCGACGTGCGGACTCACTGATCTGCCCGCGCCTCCGATGCCTGGAACGTGGCGCGCGGTAGGTGGCCATCTCACTCACGGCCTGCCGCTTGCAGTGCCGCTCGGCAGGCGTTGCGCTCAAGCCGATGGCAGAGCGTTCTCACTTGGCGGGACAGGTCTTGGATGAGGTCCGCCTCGCGGAGGGTCATCTGCCTGTCGGCTACGGCTTCGCGTCCCGCACCCGCCAGTTGTCCGGTCAACTCATGCAGCTCCAAGAGCTTGGTGTGCAATGCGTTGATCTCATCCGGCCAACCGCCCTTGGGCGCTGGCGGGACGTAATCGACCATCAGCCCGAACTGCGCACCAAGCGACGCAATCCAGTCGGTAGCAATGGCTTGGGTATCCACGAATTCCTGCAGGTACTCGGTCAGGATCTCTGCCATTTCAAGCGACAGCGACTCCCCTTCAATACCCCGTAGCTTCTTCCGCAGGGCCTCGCCCGTGATCCCCTTGCCCCGCCGCTTGGCAATGCGTTCTGCCGCAGCTTGGACACTGCCGGGTGCCTGCGAAACGGCGCTATAGAGCGCGTCCCGGAAATGCAGGTCCGACTTTAGGCAGGTCATACAGCCCCCTGAAGCGCGCTGCGTTTCATCGTGTCGCCGCACCGCAAGACTGCGAGAGCATGCGACGCATGAGCGAGATCATCAGCTTCCCCACACGTATGCGGTTCACTTCCCTGCGCAGCTTCAATACCCGGACGGGCATTGGCGGGGTGGTGGCGGTCTTCTTCACGCCTGCTATTTCTTTGCATGGGTTGCCCCCGCCTGCGGCAACAGCGGGTGAACGGCGGCTGTTGCTCGTAGATCGGTCCACTCGTCCGCAGTCAGGCAAGGCAAGACAGCTTCGAACGAAGACAACAGGCCCCCTATGAGAGGGCCTAGCTCACCACAATCCAAGCTCGGATCCAGAGAGAGGACGGTCAGCACTGGCTACCGCCGTCGGCTGTCGGTCCAAATACATCCGGCCGAAGGGTGTGGCGCGACACGCCCGTCAACCCCTCAACCTTGAGAACAAACTCTGCGGGCAGTGCACCACCCTCGCGGTTTAGCCACGCCCAGACATGACCCTGGCGCACCAGCCGCTCAGGCGTGCTCAGCGCTCTAGCCAGGGCAGTCTGACCATTCATGATTTCCACTACGCGCCGCAAGGCGTCAGGGTTCTGAGTATCCATGGACGCAACGGTACACAACTCTGGTTGTATTCGTCAACAACCTGAGTTGTTTGTTAAAAACAACGCTGGCTGTAATCGTTCACCGATGGAACTTGGCCCCCGAATCAAAGCCGCCCGCGCACATGCAGGCCTCACCCAGGCGCAGCTCGCGAAGCTGGTCGGCATGACCCAGCAGATGATCCAAAAGCTGGAGTCCGGCCGCGCAGACGCCACGGCGTCGCTCCTCGACATCTGTATCGAGACAGGCGTGTCGCCGAGATGGCTGGCACGCAATGAAGGCAGCATGCTCGATTCTCAGCCCCTGATACTCGAACCAGCCATCATCCGTCGTGCGCATGCGGAACTCGATACGTACTACTCATTGCTCGCAGGCAAGGAATACGACATTGAGGCAGACCCTGATCTGTTTGCAAAGGCGTATGAATACCTTTCCAAGGAAGAGGCAATTGTCGAAGCCGGGGAACGATTTGATTTTGCGCGCTGGCTGGCGCGAGTGCTGAAGGGGGTAACGGATGGAGCAACAAGCGAGGGTTCTGGCAGCGTTGATAGCCGAGAGAGCGGCCGCGGCCGCGCCACGACGAAGGTCTAGAGCCGCCGCAGTATCGGATGGGGAGCGCGATGCTTTGATACGACGCATACGCTGGCTCAGCGATTCCTACGATTTACAGTGGATTCTTGACCAAGAGGTCAGGGGCGAAAGCTCTCTCTCCCTTCTACCAATGGCGCAGATCGAGCATCTTCTATCCATGATGGAACGTGCACACGCATGTGTTGTCGAGGGTATCGGCTTCGACGAAGCCGGCCTGGTCAAACCACTCCTGACGGATCCACGATGAAGCTCACTCACCCTTTCGTGATCCTTTGTGTCGGGTCAGCCGCTCTAATTCTTGCAGCATGGCAGTACAGCGAATGGAGACGGTCATCCGCCTCGGCTGAACCAGTCCAGGCGAACGCAACTCGTCAAGAGCCGGCACCCTTACCCGCATCAAGCCGCTTGGTGCAGAGGCCCCCGGAGATAGCAACTCCGCCTGCGACGAGTACCGATACACAGCAGTCCGCCGTGGAAAAATTTGTGCGCGCGCGTCTGAAAGATCCTGAGAGCGCACGATTTCAGAACATCCGCCCGGTAGCACGCGGGGAGATCTGCGGCCAGGTCAACGCGAAGAATGCGTTCGGTGGCTACGTGGGCTTCCAGCATTTCTGGCTGAAGGATATCGAGGCGCCGCGCCCCACCCTTTTGATCGACTCTGCCGACACCAAGCTGGCCGGCGTGATCTGCGACCAACACTGAATACAACCTAGGTTGTTGCAAAGGTACAACTCTAGTTGTATTGTTCTCCCGCCGGCCAATGCCGGCGGGCGACCGGCGGGTCGCCAACCTGCCGACCACTCCCCTGTCCGGCAGTAGCCGCTCCCCACGGCCAATGACCCGCCGGCGCCCTCCTTCTTCTGGAGAGCGCCGTGTCACATCGTCATGTAGCCGAGCCCCTGATCGTCCTTCCGCTGGTCGCCACGCGCAGCCTCTTGGCTGTAGCCGCCAAAGATCACGCCTGCGCCAATGTCCTGCGCATTCGCGCCACCGGTGAGCACAGTCGCAATCAGATGCGCCGCTCGCGCCGCATGGGCGTTGCCAGCCGCCGGCTTGAAGCGGA